ACTTTAATATATTCTTAGGTTGAGTATAGCTGCTCATAATATACTGCCCTATTCCACTTGATGCTGCTATTGTGGTAGTGTTTATTAAGTCAGTTGGTACGAATTGTCTAAACTCATCTAACCTTAACGCACCATTAAAACCAACATATTGAATGTTAGCCGAACTTGGATAGTATGTCGCTACTCCACTTGCTGATGCTGCGTATTCTTCTCCTGGTACTACTTTAATTAGATGTGAAATATCTCCTGCTGCAAAATTGCTTTTAGTGCCAAAAAATATTAATTGTTTAATTAACTCTTTTAAGTTAAAATATGAATAAAAACCTGCTCGTGGTAATTGGTAACTTATTACTGTTGGGCTTTTAAGTCTTCCTAAATATATCTCTGAGCCACCTTCGATTACTAATGATACATCTAATCCTATAATGTATTTAGGTGGGGCAAAAAGCGGACCTTGTAGTACAAATACTTGGTCATTATAAATTGGTGTGTGCGATTGCGGTTGCTCTATTATTGTTACTGCCATTATTCTCTGATTTTAATTTGCTCGATTATAACCCTACCCAATGTTTGAGTAAGCGCTTCTGATAATTCTTTTACTCGTACTTTACCGATTGCTGCTTGAATGTAGTTCTTTGGTTTGATACCTCCACGCTTAGTTAGATAAGCTATTCTTCTTGCATCCTTTGATGCTGCACCTGCAAAACTTGCCCATTGTTTAAAACTATTTACCATCGCCTTAGATGTGTAAACATTCTTAAATGAGTAAGGTGAACGTGGTGCTTTGTTTTTTGTCGGGTTGCTTTTGCCTCCAAATAATACAGGAGATTTCTTTACACCCTTGTCCACGAAGTCATAGTAGCTTTCTGTGGTTGTTACTTTAACGCTTACCCCATCATTACTTACTTGTGGCACTATCTCGAATGACTGCGCTAACTTGTTACGCCTGCTCGTAGAGTTACGTTGTAATGTCTTCTGCATTTCAATCACACCTTGATTAACCCAATTAACCACAACCGCCTCTGCACTATTCTCAAATGCTTGCTCGGCATCATCACTGCTACCAAACTGAGTTGCTATTTTTGCTGCATCACTAAAACGAGCCATGTTGTTTCCTTATCCTTTCTATTTCTTTTTGTTCGTGTTCTGCTTTATCTTTTGAAAAGCAAACAGCGTTTAGAAACTCGATAATATTCATTTCAAAAAAGTAATCCCACTTGCTACGGTCATTATTTGCCATTGTATTTATCAAAGCTATCCAACCGTATTTTGTGAAAAATGTGCCTCCACTTCCTTCAATGCCTTCTTCCCCTCCTCCACTAAATAGGTTAGGATATTGCTGTCCAATTCCGCGAAGAACTTGCAAAAAAAAAGCATGATTGGGTAGGCTTGGGCAATTGTCATGTGATTATAAAGTAGGTCGGCTATGTCTTTATGCTTCGCGCCATCGTACTTTTGCTGAATCAATCCGTACTTCATTGGTACTGATATAGCAGCTAAGATGTTGTGAATGTTGTAAATAATCTTATCGGGTTCTTTTGTGAAGTGTGATACATCGATATACTGCCCTGATGTAAGTTCCTGTGTTTTCCAAATAACTTTAAACGACTTACCTTTAACTTTAAACTTCATACGCACCTTACCTACTTCGCCCAAGTCTTCAATGTTAGCTAAGTATTTTAGTTTGGCTTTTAACTCGGTTAATGGTAGACTTTCAATTTCATCAACACTCTTACCACTCACCTCTGCAAGTAAGCGCACGTTCCTATCAATCGGATCTGTTTGCATCTCCGAAATCAGTTTGCAGTTTAGGAACTGCTTTATTGTTAAATCTGAATATTTGCTTATCATACCTATAAATATACAATAAGCCGAATAATGCTTAACTGATTCCGATGGTAGCGTACTTGCCAGCAGGTCGGTTGTTAAGTTTGTTTAGTCCAATGTACCTTAGTGCATCTATTGCGTGGTTGTTGTGGTCGATTGGTTTGCCAGTTAACTTACCATCTCGGTCAGTTTCCCAAAGGTATGACCGTAACTCCTTAATTAAATTAGTTGAACGCTTAGTCACCATGATTTCGTAACGCTTCAAGATGTCAATACCTATCTTAATACTATCAGGTCCTTTCATTGCAGGATGCACATTAAACCCCTGCCTTCTTAATTCCTCGATTGACTTCGGCTCTGCACTATCACAAATGATTTCTGACCGCCCTATGTTTTGGGTTTTATAGTAACTGCCTATCTCGCTGTTGGTCATATTGGTTCGGTATAGCAATTCATCAACCCATAGCTTACCTTCTTGTTTGTAAACTGCTATTAACGTGGTAGGGTCATTGGTAAATCCGAAATCCGTTCCGTAAGCTACTAACTTCGCATCAATTGGTACAGCATCGCATTGCTGCCAGTTATCAATCACTAAACCTTGTAAATTTCCGATTTCTCCTAAGCCATAAACCTTATACCAATTTGCCCAATAAGCAGATGTTTCTCCCTTAACTTTTGCCTTTTCAATTTCCTTTACTATGCTTGCATCAAGTGCCTCATTATCCTTATAGGTTAAAATTATCATCTCAGCATCACTATCCTTTAGCAGTTCCGTGTCTACCCAAAACTCAGCCACAGGATTGTAATCCAAGTAAATAAACTTTCGTGTCCTTATTGCTAACTGATAATAACTTTCCCAATCAATGTTGTTGCACTCGTTTACAAATAACACATCACGCCTTGCACCTCTTAACTTGGCTGGGTTATCCGCACTAAAAAACTCAATAAACGAACCGTTACTGAACTTGTAAGTCATGGTTGACTTGTTGTAGCAAGTATCATCATACATGCCTATCATGTCCATTATCTTTAAAAAGTCACGCAATGCACCCCTACGCAAATGTGGTATTGTTTCAGCTACTACACTTATCTCTTGCTTTGGATTAGTTACTGCATGATGAATAAGCATAGGTATAATGCTAAAGGTTTTTGAACTCGATGTTCCACCCCTAACTATTCGCACTCGTTTTCTGAGTACACCTATCTTATCTTGTGCAGTTGTTTTTTGTAGCATTATGCGATTTGCTCACCGTGTAGACAAGCGGTTTTACTCGGTTTCCTCATTTTTGACATTCAAGTCCAATCCGTTAAAAATTGGTTTCTCAATGTTGATGTTTTTATTCTCAGTCTTTGTGCTGGCAATTCTGTGGTATTCCTCTTCTGTTCCAATCAGTTTATACAGTGCCATTTGCGTTAAAGGGTTGTTGCCGTTGTACCACTTATTACGTAGTCCATTCTTTATGTCAATCTTGTTTTTGTCTAATAGCTCTTTTATATTGTCCAATTCATCCGATTTGTCAGGGAAAAATTCCCAAAACGTTGAACGACTACAAGGCAGGAGCGTCACCACATCCTCAATAAAAAATAGTTTCTTCTTCTCTATTAACTCAAGTGCTTGATTGTATATTTTTATTCTATCGTATGCCATTGTTTATTATCTATTAGTTGTCCGTTTCTTTTTACTTTAATACTTGGGTCAAGTTTAATCATTCTCTTTACTATTACATCACAATACTTAGGGTCTAATTCCATTCCGTAACATTTGCGTTTAAGTTGATGTGATGCTACCATTGTTGAGCCACTACCTAAAAATACATCTAATACAATATCTCCTTCTACTGATGAGTTTTCTAAAGGTTTACTGCATAAAGGTATTGGTTTCATAGTCGGGTGTTCATCTGACCTACTTGGTCTTTCTATATCCCAAACAGTGGTTTGTTTTCTATCACCACACCATTTATGTGATGCACCATCAAGCCAACCATAAATACAAGGTTCATGTTTCCAATGATAATCTGACCTTCCAAATGTTGAGTTATTTTTATTCCATACTATATAAGATTTAAATAAAAACCCTGCATTTAAGAATTGTTGAATAAAGTTGTGAGTTTCAGATGATGCGTGCCATACATAAATAGCACCTCCTTTTTTTAATGCAGTTGATATTGTTGTATAAACATCATATAAAAACTTAGGAAAGTCATCTAACTTATCATTTGCTATCTTTTCTCTTTTTTTACTTCCACCTTCATAGTCAATATTATATGGAGGGTCTGTATGACACATATCTGCTAATACACCATTCATTAACTTAGCTACTGAATCACTATCCGTACTATCCCCACAAAGCAATCGGTGTTCTCCTATTTCATAAAGGTCACCTAATAAGCTAATTGGTTCTTCGGGTGGTGTTGAATCAAACTCATCCTCAACCGCCTCCAACTCTGTTTCTAAATTAATCGGTATATCCAATCCCCATTCTTCTAACTGCTCAACCTCCCATTCATTTGCAAGTATATCCCAATCCCATTCTCCACCGCTTACGTTGTCCTTTATTAAGAATTCACGCTGTTGGTCTTCTGTTAGTTTATCTGCCATGATTATAGGTACTTCTTTTAAACCTGCCTCCTTGCATGCTTTTAGCCTCATGTTGCCACCCAATACAACCATGTCAGCATTAACTACTATTGGTCTTATATCAAGCATCTCAGGGAACTCTTTAACCGACTGCACTAACTTTTTAAACTTGTCATCCTTAATCAATCGTGGATTGTTTGGATTAACCTTTACTTCGTTTATTGCTACCTTTGTTATTTTCATATCTTACTCTTATCGTATTGTAACCACATACCGCCAATGCTGTCAACTAACCTTTCATTTAACCACAATTTCTTATTGCCTGTATAATATAATATACAGTGTGTCAATTCGTGATAAAATGTGTGTTCGATTATTGACTCCTTATACTTGCGCCATGTCTTATCTGTCTTATATTTATCTGCTATTATTATCTTGTTGTCATAATAGATGAACCTTCCCATACATTGATTAGCGTGGCAGTATTCG